AGGCACGGACGGACACACCTACCGGCTGACATGCACGGCAACGTCCAGCCTTGCCGCCGTCTATGAACTGGAAGGCATCCTCGCCGTCCGAGACATCCCGGCGACTCCGCCATCGATGGGGACGGGGATCATCACGGCCCCGGTCATCGAGCCGGTCACTCTGGAGGAGGTCAAGGACCATCTCCTGATCGATGAGACGACGGCGGCAGCCGACAACCAGCTCATGCGGATGATCAAGGCGGCCCGGCAGCAGATCGAGGACTGGACGCGCCGCGCCATCCTGACGCAGACATGGGACTATTGCCTACAGGCGTGGCCTGGCGGTAAGTTTATCGCCATCCCGCACGGCAACCTGCAGAGCGTATCATCCGTCAAGTGGAAGGATGAGGACGCGACGGAAACGACGCTGACCGAGACGACCGACTACCTGGTCGAACAGAACGGGACAATGTGCGGACGGATCGTCCTGCCCTACGCGACGGGCTGGCCGTCCGGAGTGCTCTATCCGTCCAACCCGATCACGATCCGCTACGTCTGCGGCTGGTCCACGCCGGAGCTGGTGCCGGAGACGATCAAGGCGGCGATCCTGATGACGGTGGCCGACATGTATGAGAACCGGAGCGTGCAGGAGTTCAACACGATCAACCAGGGATTCTCCGTCAACAAGAGCGTGGAGATGCTCCTGGCGAGCCAGAGGCTTTGGATGTGAGGATCGGCGACCTTAAAAAGAGGATCATGCTGCAATCGCCCTCCGTCGCGGCGGATGGAATGGGCGGGCAAAGCGTGACTTGGACTGACGTCAAGGAGGTGTGGGGGGCAATCTGGCCGACATCGGCGAGCGAGGTCATGTCGGCACAGTCGGCGGTGCTGTCGGTCAGCCATCGCATCCGCATCCGCTACCGATCCGACATCACATCTGCATGGCGGGTTTACTATACCGACGGGGGCAAGTATTACAACATCGTCAGCATCATCGACCCGAACATGCGGCACTGGGTGCTGGACCTGATGTGCATGGAGACAACGTAGCATGGACGCGTACCTGACCGCCATCATGACGAAGACGACCGGATCGGCATTCAGCACGGCCGTCGGCGGGCGGATATACCTGGACGCCGCGCCGGACAAGGCGACATTCCCATACTGCGTCTTTTTCATCGTGAGCGCGGTCCCGAACGGGACGTTCACGGAGGACATCGACGACATCATGATCCAGTTCAGCCTGTTCAGCACATCGAAGGGAGCGACGGAGATCACGGGCCTGTATAACAAGCTGACCGCCCTGTTCGACGACTGCACGCTGACCGTCACGGACGCGCTCTCGCTGTCCTTCAGCCGGGAGAACCTGCTGACGTCCGTCGAGGACATGACGACCACGGCCGGGACCGTCGGCGTGAAGCATTGGTCGGTGGACTATCTTGGAAAGGTGCATTACACGGCATGATGGACATCATCATCCTGGCGCATGACCAGCACGAGATGACGGCGGACTGCCTGGAGGCGGTACGGCAGAACACCACGACGCCGCACAGGATCGTCCTGGTGGACAACGGATCGGTCCCGCCTTATGAGGGGGCGGCCATCCGCAATGAACGCAACCTGGGCTATCCTGTGGCGGTGAACGCGGCCATCCGGCAGACAACCGGAGATGTGATCTGCCTGCTGAACAACGACGTTTATGTCACGCCGGGATGGGACAAGCGGCTCCTTGAAGGGCTGGAGACTTTCGACATCGTGGGGCCGATGACGTCCTATGCGGCCGGGGTCCAGCTCACGACGATCGGGCATTACGAGGACCTGGACGGCATGTACTACCGGGCGCTGGAATTTGCGGAGGCGAACCGGGGCCGTACGAAAGAGGTCAACTGGGTCACGGGCTTCTGCTTCATGTTCAAACGGTCCCTCTGGAATGAGATCGGGGAGTTTGATGAGTCCATGTGGCCGTGCAATGGAGAGGAGATCGACTTCTGCATGAGAGCGCGGAAGGCCGGGAAGAGGATCGGGATCATCCAGGACGTCTACGTCCACCACGACGGGTCAAAGACCTTCACTTCGATGAACCTTGAATATGATGCGATTGTCGAGCGGAACGACAAATACCTGGCCTCGAAGTGGGGTGATACGGTCTGGCTGGACCAGTGCATCCTGTCCAATGGCGACGGCCTCCGGCTGAACCTGGGATGCGGCCCGTTCAAGCTCAAGCACTTCAAGAACATCGACATCAACAAGGACCTGAAGCCGGACATCGTGGCGGACATCACGGACCTTCCGTTCGAGCCGGGCACCGTGGACGAAATCTATGCCGGCCACGTTCTGGAACATTTCGACTGGCGGGACGGAGAGCGGGCGTTGGGACATTGGGTGTCGATGCTGCGGCCGGGAGGCAAGATTAGCGTGAGCGTCCCGGATTACGACATGCTCTGCCGGACCTACCTGGCGCATCCCACGGCGGAGCGGCTGCGGGAGTTCAACGACAAGTATATTTACAGCTACATCCAGAAGTCGCCGCACAAATACGCGTACAACGAGGCATTGCTGGAGGACGTGATGATGAGGGTCGGCCTGGTCAACCTCAAGAGGATGCCTATCGACCACGAATATTTCCCGTATGCCATCGACTGGCAGGTCGGGATCGAGGGGAGGAAAAGGATATCGTGAGGGTTACGAATTTCAAACTCGGAATCTGCGTTCCGCTGACGTACCACTCGGTGCCGTCGGCCTTCTTCGACAGTTTCATCGCCATGGAGAAGCCGGACTTTCTGTACTTCAGGACGAGCGGCAAGCCCCTGGACGATATGAGAAACGCATTGCTGGACGACGCCATGTCATCCGGCTGCACCCATGTCATCTTTATGGACACGGATCAGTGCTATCCGGCCAACACGATCCCGCGATTGTTGAGCCATAACCTGCCGATCGTCGGTGGCATGGTCAATCGGAGATACCCGCCGTTTGACCCATTACTTCTAATAGGCGACACCGGAGGTTATCGTACCGCAGAGGACTGGAAGCCCGGAGATCTGGTCGAGGTGGACGCAACCGGAACGGGATGCCTGCTGTTCCGGACCGAGGTTTTCAAGAAGATGCCGTCGCCGTGGTTCCGGTTCCGCATGGTTGGCGGCAGGCAGGTCGGCGAGGACATCGGCTTCTGCGCGGACGCGAAGGCGGCAGGGTTCAAGATATTCGTGGACACTTCGGTCGAGATCGCGCACCTGACGCAGTTTCAGGTAACGATGGGGACCTATGAGCTGTTCATGTCGGTGGAGAAGGAGAAGAAGCGAAGGGCGGAAAAGGCCGCACAACAACAGGCAGCATAACTTTAAGGAGGATTGAGAAATGGCATTCTGGGCAGGTAACAATCAGAAAGTGACGCTTGCGGCGAACACCGTCGTGGGCATGGGCAACTGGAAGCTGACGGGAATCACTACCGATCTTCTGGAGTCCACGTCATTCGGCGACACGGCGAAGTCCTACATGACCGGGCTGTTGGACTACGGCGAGGTGAGCTTCGGCGGCTTGTACGATCTGGCGGACACCACGGGGCAGACCATGCTGCTGTCGGCGCTTTCGGCAAACAGCAAGATCGGCAACATCCGGCTGTACGTCAACTCGGCATCCTACTGGACCCCGAACGTGACGGCAGTGTCGGCATCCGGCATGTATGTCCGGTCAGCATCCATCGGCGCGGACAAGAGCGGTCTGGCGACCATCGAGTTCGCGGCCAAGGCCACCGGCCCCTGGCTGCTCGTGTAAGGAAAGGCGACGGTGATCTATGACGATCTATGATGTGGGCGAACAGACCGGGGCATGGTTCGACCTCCCCGGCGGGGGGAGGCTGAAGCTCCGCACGATCGCGCCGGAGGACTGGCGGGAAATCCGCAGGGCCACGGTCACGAAAGGGCCGCCGGAATACGTGAAGCTCGATGGGAAATACCAGCGTTTTCAGGAGGAGATCGAGAACAAGGACCTCCAGACGGAGATGATCTGGGACCGCACGATCCTGGACTGGGAAGGAATCCTCGACCGGAACGGAAATCCCATTCCCTGCACCTATGAATGGAAAGTCCGGCTGATGCTGATGGCCGTTCCGGACTTCCGGGACTTCTACAACGAGAAAATATCCGCGCTCGTGGAGGCCGAGGCAGGAGCAAAGGCGGCATCTGAAAAAAACTCACAGACTGGGTTGACTGGGTAGACCACCAGCAGCCCAGATGCGAGTCCTGCCGCATGGTCTACGCCATGCACGATCCGCCGGCGACACCGCCATGCGACGGGTGCCGGGTTGCGCTCCTGGCGGAGAATGAAGATGCGGCGCTGGTCTACATGACGGCGCGAAGGCAGTACATTACGGGGGAGTACGGGCGCGTGGTGGACATTTCAATCCCGGCAGTCAAGATCGTCATGGACCTGTACGGGATCATCGACCAGAAGCGGTGCCTGGAGAAGGTTCTGAAAACATTCTACGCCGCAACGGCAAAGAATACCGGAGAAAAGGATGAGGCTGGATTCCTGGCGTGAGGGCGAGGTCTTTAACGAGATCACCGAGACGGCCCTGGATAATGCCAACGGCGTGATGGATGATGTCGTCAAGCTGGCGCGCTCTCTGTGCCCGGTCGGGACGATCTCGCGCCCCGGAGGCTGGTCTTCCGCAAACGTGGCCTTCACGCCGAAGACCAGGAAGAACAAGGGCAAGCCCGTATCCTTCCAGACGGAGAAGCGGTGGATGGGCCGGGAGCCGGGGGACCTGCGGAACACGATCCGGCGAGTCAACAAGAAGGAAAGCGGAAACATCCGCGTCTATGCCGGAAGCTTCAAAATCTACTGGGCCTTCATGGTGGAGCGCGGGACGATAAAGACAAGGCCGCAACCGTTTCTTCGGCCCGCATTCCAGCAGGTTCAGACTACGGCGCTTGAGAAGATCAAGAACGGTACATTCGGGGGTCCATGATGGCAAGGCTCGGCACGATATACGTTGAATTGAATCTTGATGACAAGAACTTCAAGCAGCGGTTGAGCGAGGTCAAGGAAGGCTCCGTCGCCACGGCAAAGGGGATTGAGCAGTCCTGGAAGTACCTCGGCGGGCAGTCCGATGCGATGTTCGATGCCCAGCGGCGATCCGCGCAGAACGCCTACACGCTCATCAAGACGGCCGCGACCTCGACCGCAAGCGACATCGCCCGCGCCCAGGAGGTCCTCGCGGCCCGCATCCAATCCATCGATGAGGCGCAGCACGGCCGCCAGGCCGGGTTCCTGGAGAAGATGAAAGCCAACTGGATCGCTGCCGCCGCCGCCATCGGCGCGGCCATGGCCGCCGCCTACAAGGGATGGGACATGGCGCAGCAGGCGGCGGACTACATCGAGCAGATGCAGCTCCTCGATGCCCTGGCGAAGAAGTATGACACCGCCGCCACGTCCATCGTCAAGAGCATCCAGACGGCCTCTGACGGCATGATCTCCATGTCCCGCGCTTCCGAAGTCGCAGCCTCCGGGCTCGCCAAGGGGCTGACTCCGAAGATGCTGACCGACCTTGCCGGAGCGGCGCAGGTGATGGCCGACTTCATGGGCGTCAAGGTGGAGGACGCCTTCCAGCAGTTCGCGAAGGCGCTGGAGACGGGACGCACAAGGTCCATCACGGCGGCCGTCGGCATCACGGAGATGACCAATGCGACGGAGGAGATGACCGAGAAGATGACCCCGGCCGTCAAGGCCCAGGCGGCCTACAATGCGATCATGGAGGCCTCCGCGAAGGTTCAGGCGCAGCTCGGCGAGGGGACGGAATCCATCGCGGACAAGTTCGAGAAGCTGACCGTCTCCATGAGCGATCTCAAGATTGAGATGGGCGTAGGTCTGATCCGTGCGGGAGCGGGCGCAGTGGCGGCATTCCAGGCCCTTGCCGTCGGTATTCTCGGGGCGGTATCAGCCTACGCGAAGTTCAGCGCGCTCGTCTATGACATCAAGGCCGCGACGACCTTCGGGGACATGTCCAAGATGGCAAAGGCGATGGCCGATGACATGCGCGGGGCTGCGAAGGCCGCTGATGAGGCAGCACATTCATTGGCCGGTAAGGCATCGGACAACTGGAACATTGCCACAGCAAGCGCCGAGGACCTCGTCAAGGCGACCAATGCAGGAACGGCGGCGATCCGGGAGCAGGCGAAGGCGACGGAGACGCAGTACCAGTCCGTGGCAAAGGTCATTCCGATCATCGAACGATGGGGCGAGGCGAACCTCAAGCTTGCATCATCCAGATATGCCGAGTCGCTGAAGGTCGAGGCGGCCACCATCGAGCAGTTGCGCGCCGGGCTGGAGAGCTATCTGACAGTCATCAATGCCGTCTACGCGGCGCGGATCGAGGGCGAAAAGGCGATCGCCGAATATGCGACAGTGAACAAATCGGCGGAGGAGACGCAGAAGGCAAATGAGGCACTGCTGAAGGCGGAGCAGGCCTATGCAGAGGCAAGACTGGGGGCGTGGAAGCAATACTACGACACGCTGGCGGGGCAGCACAAGGCCGCGACTGACAAGATGAAGGCAGTCACAAAAGAGCTGGCCGACATGGAGAAGGCCCAGCGCGACCAGCAGCAGGCCCATATGAACACGATGATGGGTCTCCAGGTCAAGCTCCTTGAAGCGCAGGGGAAGGCTGCCTCTGACATGTCCATTTACCAGTTGAAGCTCAAGGCCATCGAGGAGGAGCGTGCGGCGGCGCAGAACCTTTCCGGGCAGGAGCAAGTAGCGGCGCTGGAGAAGGTCAAGGCAAAATACGCGGAACTGACCGGTGCTGTTACGGAAGTTACGAAGGTTTGGGACACGACTACATCATCCTACGTTGACGGCAGCAAGACGGTTGTCACGGCCGAGGATGCCATCAAGGCCGCAATGAAGAATGTCGCTTCCGTCCAGGAGGAGATTGTTGCGGCCAATGCAAAGCTCCTGGCCTCGAAGCAGGAGGAAAAGGCCCAGACAGAGGAAGCGGCGGCAATGATGAAGACCGCTATGGATTCCGCCAAGACGGCAATGACGGAGTATGAGGCGCTCGTGATCAAGATCAGCGGGGAATTGGACAAGTTGAGCCGCGAGATCGCCATCACGGTTGATGACAAGGCATCAGGGCCGCTCGCGGAGATCAAGCAAAAGCTGGATGCAATTCAGGACAAGACAGTTACGGTCACAATAAAACAGACCGAGACAACGGCTGCCGCACCAGTCGCCACGACTGCATCGTCCTATGGTTACGTTTCAGAGGAGGCAAATCTCGGAGGGATTTCATGGGAGAGCTTCGGGGCAACGCCGACCGTTCCGGCGGCGACGGAGACCTACACGCCTCCGGCAGCAAATTACGAGATCACCGAATCGTATGCAAGGGGGCTGCCGTATGTTCCCAGGGACAATTTCCCGGCCAGGCTGCATGAAGGAGAGGCCGTGCTGACGAGGGAGCAGGCAGATAAGTGGCGGAGCAATGCGAGCCAGACGATCAATTTCAACCCCTCGATCAGCATTGCGGCGGACCACCGCTCGGCAGAGGAGATCGCCCGCCAGATCGTCAAGCCGCTCCAGAATGAGATGCGAAGGCTGAAGGCGATTGCCGCATGAAAACATTTTCCACGGCCCTGAATACAGCCAAGAACAACAAGACCGAATCATCGCCCGTCTGGATTCTGAAAATCCCGTTCACGGCCGGAACGGTTTACCTGTCCGACCGCGTTTTCACCTATACGGGCATCACGATCAAGGCCTGGGTGCAGTCCTGGGGTTCGATTGATGAGGACCTCTCCTCCGAGCTGGGCATGCCGCAGGTGTCGGATTTCAGCGTCAACCTGATCATCGATCCGGACGAGGCGACCGACATCCACGACCTGCTGTGGTCTGAAACGGTGGAGACGCTGGACTGCGAGCTTTACCTGTGGTTCGAGGGCCTGACCGTGGCGACCGATCCGATGGTCCTCATGTGGTCGGGGAACATCGTGGACTTCGAGAAGGTCAACGAGCTGATCTACCGGGTTGACCTGGCCGACGAGAGCGTGAAGCTCAACAAATCCATCGGCCGGGTGCTGTCCCTGGCCGACTACGCCAACGCGGACCTGAACGACGTGGGCTACACCCTGCCTATCGTCTACGGCTCCGTGGAGAAGGTCCCGGCCCTGGGGCTGAACGTGGGCAAGATCACCAGTCTGCCGTCGGCCCTGACGGACTCGGCCACGACCATCGCCGTCACGGACGGATCTGGCTTTTCAAATGGCGATCACATTATGATCGACCAGGAGGAGATCGTCATCGGGACCGTCTCCGGCAATTCCTTCACCGGCTGCACGCGGGGCTATTCAACGACAGACCCGGCGGCGCACTCGGCGGGAACGCAGGTCCTGGAGAAGCAGACAGTATGCGTCTACATTTTCGCCGATCATCCCGTCAAGACGATTGATGCGGTTTATACGATGGTCAACGGCGTCCCGGTGGACGTTACCGCTCTGGCGACGGTCTACACGGGCCAGACAGGCCACGAGTTGGCGGGCTATACGGGCAAGGCAGTCGTGACGCTCCCCGGATACGTCACCTACGCCAAGGCCGTCTCCGTCGGGCTGGTGGACACGATCGGGGTCAGCGACACAAGAACTGTATCCGATACCATCGGCGTATCCGATACCATCGGCGTGAGCGATACGATCGGCGTGTCCGATACCATCGGGGTCAATGACGGCATCCTCGTGAACGACAATATCAGCTTATCAGATACGATCGGCGTGTCCGATACCATCGGGGTCAATGACGGCATCCTCGTCAACGACAACATCAGCTATACGTCGAATACGGCTGTCAAAGAATTGCAGTCCTATCCTTTTGCCTCCGGTCCTTGGGTCGTAAATAATTCAGACCAGCAAAGTGATTCCGCAACTTATCCAAGCATCACACAGAACGGGACTGACAAATATTGGGAAATTCATTGGGCTGGATATTGCTCGACACCTGAATCAGCAGGAAGGACTCTGCTTATAAATTGCAATGTAAGTGGAACTAATTACACGATAGCTACGATTACAAATGCAGGGTTCAACGCACTGGCAAGCTCCCCGCTTATTATCAATAGAAGCGGGTCATGGCCAGGCGGCTCAGTTTATCCGCTCGCGTATGCAAACGCGCCGAATATCTCTGTGTTTTCCGTCCAAATAACAAATATTCTTGCCAGACAAACATGGCAAATTAACACGAATTTAAGCAAGGATGGCAAAGCTAACCGGACTGGCAGCGTGACGAAGACAGGGGCAGCCTCAAAATCCGGCACCGTCACCAAAACGGGCAAAGCAAACCGGACAGGCAGCGTGACGAAGACGGGTTCCGCAACGAAATCAGGCGCGGCAACCAAATCTGGGTCGGCCACCAAGACAGGTACTGTCACTCTCGGTGGAACGACTACCAAAACGGGGACAGTAACAATATCCAGTTCGTCCTACTCTGATGTTGCCGTGGGGACGGACATCTATATCACGGGGACCGGCTACCAGGACGACGGCAGCGGCACCTTCACCGG